CGAACGGGACGCCGCGTGCCGCGTACTCCAGACCCTTCAGCCCGGACTTGGCGGCATTGAAGCGACTGTCCCCCAGCGGCACGATCCCGATGTCGAGCTCGCCGAGCGCTTCGAAGTAGTCCTCCATCTCCAGAGCGCCGCTCGCCGCGGGATATTCGCGCAGAGACAGCCCCTTGCGTACGCCGTCGACGGGCCCGATCACGCAGAAGCCCCAATCGGGCATCCGCTCAAGCGCCTCGGCCACACCGCCGTGCGTAACCTCGAGGTCGCCCGGGTGCATCTCGGCGCGGCCGCCCCAGCCGAGCGTGCGACCGTCATCGTGGGAGGGGCGCTCGAGCATTGCTCCTGGCACGCAGTTGCGCAGGACCGCGACGCGCCCGTGCCCGCCGTAGCGCTCGGCAAGGGCGTCGGTGGTCACCGTCACGAGATCGGCTAGGCCGCACGCGCGGCGGAGATGGTGCCAATTGCAGTTGGCGTTCAGCGTCGGGTTGAAGTGTTCGCGGGAGGGGTGCTGGGGGTGAAGGCACGAGAAGTCGTCGTCAACGTCGACCACCACGGCGATCCCCCGCGACTGCAGGATCGAGATCATCTCGACGGTGCTCGCCTTGCTCGGGCGCTGCAGCACGACGACGTCCTCGGCCCACTCCGTGATCCGCGTTCCGCCGTCCTCGGGCTCGGCAGTGGCAACGATCCGGCCGAACGGCGCCTCGTAGATCGTGAAGTCGCCGCGGTAGATGAGCGTCTCGACATCGTGCTGCTCGCGCGCCACGCGAGCAGGTTGCTCGTGGCGATAGTAAGAGCACGCGGCTTCGTCTGCCGGCAGCAGCCGTACGCGCATCGGAACCTACTCGGCGTCGGGCAGACGCACGCCCGCGCCGCCGATCGAGAAGCCCGTCAGTCGGCCGTCGTCGACTTCCTTCTTGACGACCGGGTCGGTGATCTGCCACGCCTGCACCCATGATCCCTTCGTGACGTGCTCGCCCTCGAGCGTCAGGTCCTGCGGCGCGATGTAGTTCTCGATCAGATGCGCGCCGGCCTGCACTTCGTTGTGCTGCACGTCGGCCTTCTGGGACTCGGCCATGTACTTGTGGCATGCCTTCTCGATCTCGGCCGGGCTCACTTTGTCCCCCTGCGAGTCGGTCAGATCAGGCTCAAGCACGACGCCGTAGACCTTGCCCTCGATCGCCGACTTCCAGATCGGCACTTCGATGCTCACGTCCTCGGTCTTCTTGGTTTCCTGCTCGAGCGGATTGCTCGCGCCGAGCTCCTTCGCGCGCCGGGCGATCAGACTCTTGGCGCCCGCAACATCACCGTGGCCGGAGCGCGCGAGCACCGCGGCGGGATGCAGGTCGGCAGATGTCTCGATCGGGTAGGCCCCGTTCGGCAGCGCCTTGCCTTCGTCGGCGAGCTTCTTGCGCTCCTCGGCGGTGAAGTCGCGCTTGTAGATGGCCGCTTCGGCCTTGAAGAGCTGCTCCTCTGTGTCGGTCATCCTGCGCTCCTTCCGCTTGCGCTTGCTCGGCTCGCCCAGGCCGTCGACATGGACGTCCTGTGGCGTCAGCTGCTTGAAGAGGCGGATCATTTGAACGGCCTCTTCGATTCGACCTCGAACGGTTCCTGGTCGACGGCGATCACGTTGCCGTCAGAGTCCAGGCCCTCGTTTCGGAACCACCAAGTGTTGCCCGACGTGAGTACGAACTCCTGCGAGTAGACGCCTTCTTTGAGCCGCGTCGTTTCGGTGTAGACGGTGACCGCGCCCTTGGAGTCCTCGATGTTGAAGCGGACCGCGAACGGATCGAAGACTTTGCCCGTCTTATCCCTGAAGGTGGTGGTCACGTCCACCGTCTGTCCCTCAATGAGCGGTTTCGCCACGGCGCCTCCTTCAGGTCGGGAGCAGGTCCGAGCTCGCGTCGGCCTTCTCCTCGACCGAGGTGCTCGCGGGGAAGGACGCCTCGACGGTGGTGCTCGCGTCGGCCACGGAGGCGATGCTCGTGCTCGCATCCGCCAGCGACCCCAACGTCGTCTGCGCCGGGAACACCACGGTGAGCACCGTCGACGCGTACCCCGGCGCCATCGGGATGCTGATGTGCAGCGTGGCACCGGAGGAGGCGACCGCCGGCTGCAGCGGGATGTCCGTCGGGGCGCTCAGCACCAGACTCCCGACGCTCGCGCTGGCCGCCGCTTGGAGCCGCACCTCGGTGGGCGCACTCAGCTCGAGCGAGGCGTCCGAGGAGCTGCCCGCCGGCTGAAGGACGATCTGCGCGCGTGTACGGAGGTCCAGCGAGGAGGCGGAGTCGCTCGCGGCGCCCTGCAGCGGGAGGGACGTGGCCGCGCTGAGGCCGAGCGTCGCGGTGGAGGCGCTCGCCGCCGCCTGCAGGGGAACCGTGACACGCGTGGAGAGCGAGAGGCCGGCCGAGCTGGCGCTCGAGGCAGCGAGCAGGGGAACGATCGTGGGGGAGCCGAGCTGCAGGGAGGCGGAGCTGGCGCTCGTGGCGACGCCGAGCGGAATCGCCGTCTTGGCGGTCAGCCCGAGCGAGGACGTGGAGTCGCTGCGTGCGGCGTCGAGGGACACCTCGGTGCCGGCCGTGATCGCCGCACTCGCGGCGGAAGCCGACACCGCCGGGTCCAATGGGATCTCGGTAAACGCGCTGAGCACGGCCGAGGCCGCAGACTGCGAGGAGGCGGGCTGCAACGGCACCTGCGCGGGGGCGTTGACCGCAAGCGACGCCGCGGAATCGGCGCTCGCCGCACCCAGCGGGACCCGCGTCGGGGCGCTCGCCGCGAGACTGGCGCTCGACGCCGAGGCGGCTGGGTCCAGCGGCACTGCCGTGCGGGCGGATAGCGCGAGCGAGTCGGCCGAGTCGGAGTGGGCGGCCTGCAGCGGCACCGCCGTCGGTGCCGAGACCGCTGCGCTGGCGGCCGAGACGGAGGCCGCCGCCGCCAGCGGCACCTTCGTCGGGGCGGTGAACGCGGAGAGCGCGGCGGATTCCGAGGAGGCCGCCTGAAGTTCGACCCGCGTCGGGGCGGTCAGACCAAGAGAGGCAGCGGAGGTCGAGCTCGCGGCCTGCAGCGGGATTTCGGTCGGCGTCGACGGGTTTTCGAGTTTCCAGCCTTCGGTGCGGGTCAGCGTTGAGTGCGTGCCCGCGAAGAAGTTCGCTCCACCTTCAGCGGCCGAGTCGGTGATTTTGCACCAGTCCACCGAGACCGTGCCGGAGCCCTTTTTGAGTTTGAACTTCGTTTCGGCGACGGTCGCGGCGATGAGCACTTCGCTGCCCGATTTGGCGTTCGTCGTGAAGTTGGTCGTGATCGTTGTCGTGGTCCCGCTGACGAACTTCGTCGCGTTGGCGATGCCAGCGGTGTTCAGGGTGATCGACGCGAAGGTGTTGGAGCCTTCGATGGTCAGGTTGTTCGCCGCGACGATCAGATTGTTGAAGGTTTTGCCACCGCCCGCGAATGACCGAGCCGTGCCTAGGAGACCGGTCAATTCGATAGTCGAGGTCCCAGCGTTGATCGTCGCTCCGGCGCTGACGTTGACCACCAGGCCCGCTTCTCTTGAGAGCTGGACCGTGCTGGAGCCGAGGATCAGGTTGGTGGTGTTGCTCGCCGCTTCCAGGAAGGCGCCCACAAGTTTCTGGTTGTTGGTTTTGAGTTCGGCCCTGACGACGAAACCGCCGATTGAGCTCAGTTTCACTTCATCCAGGAGTTCGTATTTACCGCCCGTCCACCCCCCTACTAGGCCGTATTCCTGGTGGTAGGTCACCTTCCCCGCCGTGGTGACCTGCTCGACCGAGCCCGAGGTGCTGATGAACCGAATCTGATAACCGGCCTGCGTCCAGGTCATGCCCGAGCCCAGTTTCAGGATCAGGCCCCCGTTGCTCGTCGTGGAGCCGATGAACAGTATGCCTTCGGAGTGCGCGAGGGTTTTTTTGTAGTTAGTGGCGTCGAGGCTGCGGCATTCAGGGAAGACGCCGCTCTGTTTTATCGTGATCGAGCCCGAGGTCGCTGCCAGGATCACGTCATCCGTGCCCATCGGGATGAAACCGCCGACCCAGGCGGTAGTGGCATTCCAGTTCCCGCCAGCTTCCGAGGCAGTGATCGTGGAGCCTTCAAACGTCCACCCGGCGTTACCGGTGTTGTCCGTGGAATGTTTGAGCGTGGTCCAGGTTGCCCCCCCAGCCACATGGGAGTCCTGGAGGTTCATGAATTCGAGTGAGACCACGCCTGCGGCTTTACTCAGTTTCCATTCTTTACCCGCTTCGCTCGACGCCAAGTACACGGGGTTGCCGTTGCTGGCGTTTGTCGTAAGGGTTGTGATCGTCTGGGTCGTGCCCTGCGTGAACTTCGTGGGACTGACTTTCCCAGCCGTGTTTACGGTCAGGGTGGTGAAGGTGCTGCTGCCCGTGACCGATATGTTTTCCGCAACGATCACGACGGTGCTGTAGGTCAGGCCCCCACCCTGGAAGGTACCTCCTGCGGTTTTGGATACTTCTATGGTCGAGGTACCGGCTTCAAAGGTCAGACCCGTCGTGGTGGTTTCCCATTTGGCGACTTTGATCGCGCTGGCGCCGAGTTTGACGACGCGGGTCGCGGTGCCTTCTAGGCGGAACGTTTGAACTGAAATCGACTGGCCGTTGGTGTCGAGTTCACCTTTCGTGACGATGAGGAATCCGTTCGGGGTTTTGAATGCGTCCTGAAACTGCCATTTGCCGCCGGTCCCTTCCGTCCGGGTGCCCGCTTCGATCCCGTTGTACGTCACTTTTTCGACGGTTCCCGACGTGGATACGAGGCAAAGCGGAGTAGCGCCGGCGAACGCGAACGTCATGCCTGCGCCGAGTTTCACGCAGAGCCCCCCGTTGCTGGTGCTGAATCCGATTCTCAGTTCGACTTCGAGTTTCAGCGTTTTTTTGTAGTTCGTCGCGTCCAGGCTGCGACACTTGGGGGTAGTCGCGGCGGGAGCGGTGATCGAGCCCGACGTTTCGGCCAGGATCACATCGTCTTTTTCGGTGGGCTGGACTTCACCCACCCAGGCTTTGTTTTCGTTCCAATTGCCCCCGGCGGCCGATGCTGTGATCGCGGAGCCTCCGGCTATCGGCGGCAGGTGCCCCGGACGATCCGGCCAGCGAAGCGGGTCAGCCCACCGCGACAGCGGGCGGGGCTGCGGACGCTCGGGCCACGCAGGGGCCTTGAGGCGGGGGAGCTTGGGGCGAGGGAGCTTGGGGCGCTTCGCGTGCCGTCGCCAGAAGGACGTGGGCACGAACACGATCCAGCGCAGCCAGCGACGGGCTGCGCGTCCTCCGACCACAGCCACCAGGCGTTCGAGGACCGGCACCTGCGCACGGCGCACGCAGGCACTCGGCTCCCAGGCGGCGGCCCACCACAGCGCTGCCAGCAGGAAGGTGAGCGACGTCGGCAACGGAGCCCGCCCTATTTCAGTTCGATTTTGAGCCCTTTGGCTTTGATCGTCGGCGGCGTCTGCGTCGCAGAGATCACCGTGCTCGTCGCGGTGCCCCAGGCGGTGATGTTGCCTTCTTTGGCGCCGACGACGTCTGTGATGCACCAGCCGACGACCGTCGCCGAGCCGCCCGTGATCGCCGCCATGATCTCTTCGACCGAGTTCTGCACGATCGCCGTTTCGGCTTCGGTCCCTTCCATGTCGGCGAACGGGATTTCCTTCGGCGCGTAGCCTTCAGCGCCCGTCGCTTCGGTGACGGTCGTGCCGGTGCTCGAGGACGTCGGCACGACGGTCAGGAGCTTGAGGAACTGTTTCGCCGGTTTGGCGACGGGTTCGTCTTTGCCGCGGAACCAGTGGTTCAGCGTGGAGAGCGCAGAGGCGCGGCTGAGGCCGCCGAACATCGACGTCAGCCACCAGGCGCCCAGCAGGATCGCGATGCGGATGCCGATCATCGGGCCTGCACCTCCGTCGTCGCGCTGCTCTCTATCTGCGCCGGCTGCAGGTCGATGAAGGCCGGCCCGGGCGTCTGCTCCTCGGGCGGTGTGGGGTCCGTCAAGACCTCAAGCCCGAGTTGCGTCATGCGCCACGCGGCCACCTCAGTCGCCGGCTCGTCCTCGGCGGCGCCCGGCACGACCCTCGTCTCGGTCTCGCACAGGCCGACGGCGGCCAGTTCGGCGAGGATCTCACCGACCTTCGGCGCATCCATGTCGGGTGTCGCGCCGTCTTTCAGAAGGCGGTCGGTGAGGTCCTCGAGGGTGTAGGAGCGCACGCTGTGCTCCGGTCCCCCCTCGGCCTCGATCAGGGCGGCCTCGTCCTCTGTCCACACCGGAAGGTGTGCGAGCACGCGGCGGCCGGCGTAGGACAGCTCGGGCATGGGGCTCCTTTCAGACGGCTACGGGCTGGGCGACCGGCGAGACGACGGGGTCGTAGGAAACGGTGCACTGCGGGTGCAGCTCCGGCGCGAGCGCCGTTGCCTCATCGAGCGGGATCGTCTCCCCGCTGCGGTCGATGCACTCCTCGTCGGAGCGCGGCTCACCAAAGATGCCGTCGCGCACGCGCACGCTCTCGATGCGCGGGCTCGATTCATACGCGGCCAGCGACGCCAGGCGCTGCAGGTGAAGGGTCTCCTGGCGGGCGATCAGCCGCGACCGATACGCCGGGCCGGCGTGGACAAAGCGCCCGGCCGGCACCATCTCGCGGATGCGCTGCGCGGTGCGTTCCGGATTGTCGCCGGCGCGGAGTCCCTCGTCGATCGCGCGCGTAATCGCATCGCGCACCTGCGGCTCGATGTCGCGGACGTTCAGCTTGCGCCCCGCCTGCTCCTCCATGCGCTCCACGCCGGCGACGCCGACCTTCACCTCAAGGTCGAGCTCGTGCTGCAGCGTTGCCTGCGTGTCGCCGGCGACACGTCCGGCGTGGTTGCGCAGCAGCGGTTTCAGACGGTCGGCGATCCACGCCGCGATACCCAGATGGCTCATCACCCGCTGGACGAGCGCCGACACGCCCGGCACCTTGGCCTTCTGGGCGATCGATAGGTAGGCGGTCGCCGCCTCCTCGCCGAGGTGCCCCAGCGCGCGGTTGACCTCGTGCTCGAGCTGCATGGAGAGCACCGGCTGACGCGCGGTGAGCGCCGGCGTGACGTGCGCCACAGCGTCCTCGTCGGCCTCCTGGGCCTTCGCCACGCCGCGCAGCGGGAAGCGCTCGACCTTCCCACCGATCGTGAGCGCAATCTCGCCGAAGGTCAGCGGGCAGTTCTCCACCTGCAGGTCGCGGGAGTCGTAGGCGAGGGTGATGTGCGGCGTGAAGCCGTGCACGCCGGACGGCGAGAAGCCGGCAGCGTCGAGGTTGCCCACCAGGCGCTCGCGCAGCGCCGGCAGCGTCGGGGCGTCGACGCTCGCGTAGGTGACCGGCTCGGGCCCGGCGGTGAAGTGTCCGATCCCCGAGACGGCGCCGAGTACCGGCGGCGAGCTCGCGGCGATGCCCTGGACGACCGCGCGCAGCGCCTCCACGTTCTTTAGCGCCTTGGCGTCGCCGAGGTAGGCGAGCGTAACGTGCAGCGTGTCGCCCGACTCGCCGCCGGGCTGCGCGAGCAGGCCAGCGACCTCGGGCGAGGGGTACAGCGCGACCATCGCGCCGCCGCTGGTATCGGCCTTCGAGAGCGGCGCCGCTTCCTTGCCCATCAAGATCGGCTGGCCGGTCGCGGGGCAGATCGCGACGTGCGTCAACGGCACGCCTCCGTCCTGCTCGACCGGACGCGTGAGCGAGGAGAAGCGGATGCCCTTGTGGTTGCCGCCGCAGCGCGCGCAGTGCATAACGTCGTTCACGACGTCCTCGGACTTGTGGATCTCCTCGGTCGTTTCGCCGGAGAAGTTGGCGGGCAGACCGGCCTCGGAGAAGAGCTGTTCGAGCAGCTCCTGCGACCACGGGATCTGCGCGCCGGCGCCCGCGAGGTTGTAGAGGAAGTTCGCGACCTTTTCGAGGTCGATGCGCCCGGCGCTGGAGTGCGCGATGCGCGGCAGCGCCTTGACCTTGAAGCCGTTGACGCGGAACAGGCGAGGGATCGCGTAGCGGTTCATCACCTCGCAGAGCATGTCCAGCACGGCGTCGACGGTGATCCCAAACAGCTCGGCCTTGACGTCGACCATCGCGTAGGAGCCGATGTCGTCCAGGCCCACGAGAATGAAGTCGGCGAGCACGCTGGCCGCGATCTCCTGCCGGTAGCGGCGCAGGACGGGATCGGTATCGACCTGCCGAGAGCCGCCCGTTTTCATCAGGTCGAGCTCCCACCCGGCGGGCATCACGACGCCCTGCTGCTCGTCTTTTTCGATGCTCGTCACGAGCAGCTTGACCTGTTCGAGCAGCTCTTTGTGCTGGGGCGCGAAGATGTCGACGCCGTCGGGGGCTTTCGCTTTGGGGATGCCGGTCAGGTCCCGCGAGATCCCGATCGCCTCGTCGGTCTGGATGTTCTGCATGTAGTAGTAGGGCTGATAGGCGCTGCGCAGGATCGAGCGTCCCTCGGGATTGCCGCGCGAGGCTTCAGTCCTGAACAGCAGAGCCTTCTCGATCGGGATCGTGTGCACGCCGCCGTGCCAGTCGACCTGTTCCATCGCCAGCAGTCCGGCGTAACCGCGGAAGCGCCAGCGCAGCAGCGTTTCCTGCGCGCGGATCGGCAGCTTACGCCAGCCGATCAGGCCGTCGTCGAACTTCGAGGAGGCCGGCCGGTCGTCTTCCTGGGTTTCCGGCACGTCGCCCTCGCCGGCGAGCGGCGGTTCGGACGGCAGCTCGCCGTTGCGCTTCTTCAGCACTTCCTCGTGAAAGGCCCAGCCATACTGCAGGAACGAGAGCGCTTCGGAGACGAAATCGCCCCACGTGTGCGACATGTCGTGCATGCAGGATTCGACGAACTCCGGGCCCGTCATGTTCGCGCGGGGGATCACGCTGTCGTCGTCGGATTCCACACGCCATTCGACCTGGCGGGAGAGCATGCGGATGGCGAACAGGATCGCGCCGATGACCGCAGAGTTGTCGGCCATTTCGCGCCACACCCAGGCGGCGCGTTTACCCTGCAGCTGGCTCAGCCACTCCTCCATGACGAAGCCGCCGTACTGCTTCAGACCGGTGGTGCCGATCTCACTGAACGGGTCCAGGCGGCTGACCTGACGGCCGGTAAGCATCCGCGGGTCGCGGCTGGTCAGGGGTCCGATGATGCTCGCGGAGCTCGTCTGGGAGACGCGGCCGTTTGAGTTGGTGCGTGAGGCCATCGTCACTCCCTTCTGATCAGCGGGCCCGCTGGCGCAGCGCACCGTAGGGCGAGGGCGTCACGTCGTAGCGCGAGGGCCTGGTGGTGAAGATCGGCGCGGCGATCGTCGTGGTGCCGGCGGTCCAGAAGGCGTAGACGACCGCGTCCCCGTCGTCGGGCGATCGGCCGAGGCGTTTACGGATCTCTTCCTTGAGCTCGACCTTCACGCGGCCCGAGGAGTGTTCCTTGTAGCGCGGTGTGACCAGGTCGCCGAGCAGCTTGTCGTCCGGCGGCAGTGCGACGTCCTTGCCGTTTTCGGGGTTCAGCAGATCGCGCAGGTGCCACCACGCCGCCGCTCGCAGGTTGAGCATCTCCAGCTCGCCGGTGATGTCCTTCAGCGTGTCGTCGTGGTGGGAGGAGACGAACGCCTTGACGTTGGCGCCCTGCTCGCGCAGGCGCGCGATCACGCCGGCGTCGGCCTGGTCGACCATCGCCACTGGGTGGTGTTCGGCCGTGCGCAGGATCGTCATCACCTCGCCGGCCGTCTCCATTGCGTCCTGTTTGGAGCGACGCTCGAGCTTGTGGATCACCATGCCGTGGCGGTGCGCGTAGACGGTCTTGTCCTTGCCGCTGGTGGCCACGTCGACGCCGACCGCGTGCAGCGGCTCGAGATCCACCCAGCCCGCGGCGTTCAGCTCTTCCCAGCGCAGGTTCGCTTCCTCGACCCAGCGCAGCGGAATCACTCCGTCTTCTTCGCGGGAGGCGAAGTTGCCCAGCACGCGGTTGATGTACAGCGCGGAGTCCTCGCCCCACTGGTGCTTGAGCTGCTCGGCCTTGCGCGCCGACACGCGCTTGGCCTTGATCGTGTCCTCGAGGGTGACGTGGACGGCGTGCCAGTCCTCCAGGCCCTTCTTGCGGCTGTGGATGTCGAAGAAGCGACCGACGGGCTCGCCGGGCGTGCTCGAGGCGATCCGGAAGGCGTTCATCGCCGTGTCCTCGCCGGCGCCCATCAGCGCGCCCTCGGTGGCGTCGAACGTCGCGTCGGGGATCGTCTTGGCCTCGTCGTAGACGTAGAGGACCTCGTCGGCGTGCAGGCCCTCAATCTTGGCCGGGTCCTCGCACGCCGCGGCGAACGCGATCCCGTGCGCGAGGCGCAGTTCCATGTTGAGCATCTCGACGTTCGCGATGAACGGCGGGCGGCCGATCTTCGCCCAGTCCAGGCGCTTGGCCCACTTCTGGCGGATCTCCGGCCACAGGTACTTTTCCAGCTGGCGCCAGGCGCTCGCCGTGGTCGCCGCCTTCCAGTCCTTCATGGCGGCGTCGCGCGTCAGCGCGAACCACAGCACAACCCAGGCGTTTTTAGCGGTCTTGCCGAGGCCGTGCGGGCCACGCTCAGCCAGCGAGCCGTATTTGACGAGTGCGTCGAGGTTCTCCAGCTGGTAGTCCGTGGGCCCCTGCCCGGGCGGCCAGATGATGCAGTCCTGCACGAACCCGGCGGGGTCGTTGTAGTAGGCGGAGAGGCCTGTCTTCGGCGGGTCGAGTAGATCCGCCGTGAGGTTCAGGTCCACGACCGCTAGAGCTCGTGTGTGCCCTCGACGCCGCGTGCCTCACGAGAGGCCGTGCGCGTCTCACACCACTTCAGCGCTTCCTCCAGGCACGCGATCGCCGACACGTTCTCAGGGCAGGCGAAGTCGCCCTCCTGGTAGAAGCGCAGACGGCCAAGCGCTGCATCGATCACGGTCTCGACGAACGTGCCGTTGGGCTCCAGGCGATCGCCGTCACGACCGAGCGGCCCGTCCTGCCACAGAATCCTCAGGCCTACGGCGTGCGTCGTCCCGCCAGCGGGTTTGCCACCGGCGTCGAGGTGATGATGCTGCTCGATGGACTGCTTCATGAAGCCCTCCTACTCAGATTCGACATCCGCGCTATCCGACCGCACTTGTGCGGATGCCTCATTCGCGGGGGTGACGCTCAGCCGGTCTACTCGCTCGCGCGACTGCCGCATCTTCGGCTCTCGACAGCCAGCGTCCTATTCGGTTGGCCCCACGTCGGGGATGAAACGCGCCCGGCGGCTTGCCAGCCCCGCGTCCTGCCGCTTGAAAGACGGCTGCTCGTTTTCGCCGTGACACGAGCGTCGCTCTAGAAGCACCGCTCATCGGGGGCCCCTCGTCGCGGCTGTGGCTCTGAGCTACGGGCGCATAGCGGGGGCGGGATTCGAACCCGCGGCCTCCTGGTCATGAACCAGGCGATCTCCCAGACTGATCTACCCCGCGGCGTGAAAGGTGTGGTTCCGGCTCGCTACCAGAGGGCCCGCGGGTCGCCGCGTCGCATCAGCTGCTCGTTGAGCTCGCGCGCCACCTTGCGGTGCCAGGTACGGACACGGCACTCCAGCTCGGTGAGGCCATCGAGATGCGCGATGTGGCTCCAGCGACCGAGCGCAAAGACAGAGGACTCGACACGGCTGCAGCGCAGACACCAGCGCACCGGCAAGTTCTCGAACGCCGGGTGCGGCTGCCAGTCGTGGCGGCCGAGGAGGCAGGGAAGGCGACGCACAAACGTCAGTGTTCGATCGCCGCCTCGAGCACGGCGCGCGCAAGCGGCTCCCAGATGTCGTGGTCCTCCTCAAAGGGACGGAAGAAT